TTATGTAGTCGAAATGGTTGTGGTAATAGTCCCCCGAAGCCGCTGCGCTGCTACCTCAAAATAATGATCACTGGTTTCTATACCAATAAATTTTCGCCCTGCTTTCAGTGCAGCCACACCCGTTGTTCCTGACCCCATAAAGGGATCAAGGACTGTTCCGCCACTATTCGCAGTTCTGACCAGCTCTGCCATTAGTTCTTCTGGTTTTCCGGTCGGGTGCATTTTCTTTGACGGGATAACCGGGAACGTCATGCAGCCGTCGAACGGCCCCGAAGGCGATTTATCTAAATGGCCTTTGCTGCCCCAGACAATGTATTCGCACTGATGCCGGAAATACCCGGTATGGGGTGTTCGTGACCCCCTCCCCTTGTTCCACGCAATGATGCCGCGCCATGTAAAGCCACTGGCCTGAAACGCATCGGTTAAAGCTGGTAGTTGTCGCCAGTCAGTAAATACCAGGGCATAACCGCCCGGCCTGACTGCGCGGTGTGCCTGTGCCATCCATAATTGTGTCCAGTAAGCCCACGAACGGGCGTCCATGTTTTCACCCGCGAACCCATCAAAGCGGTGAAGGTTCTCGCCGTTCAGATATTTTGCATGGCTGCCCTGGTTGGTGCGTCCGGCCTTGTGTGTCGCACCCGAACTGTAAGGTGGGTCAGTGATTAAGGCATCAATGCTTTCTGGCTCAATCAGCGGCAATATTTCCAGCGCATTCCCACGACAGAGCGTGGCATTGTCAGTCTGATAAACCTTGGTGTGTTCCGGTGTATGTGCTGGTTGGTGCTGGATTGCGATCCCCACGGTCATAACTCCTCATGTGTGTGGGGTGCTCAATGGCTCTCGTTATCTGGTTAAGTGTTTTGCAGCGCGGACATTTTATTTCAATGTAGTGAAATGAGGCGCGGGCAAGTAGTTTGTTGCAATTTTTGCATCGTACATTTTGCGTCATTTGCGGCACCTCTTGTGTGGTTACTGCTGCCGATATGATAACAAATCGATCGTTTTTATCGTTCGGATTTATTGCATCGATCTGTCATGCCTATTGCTTACGAATAGTGTCACCCTCATTTGTGAGGGCAACAAAAAGAAAACCCGCAGTTTTTACGCTGCGGGTTTGTTGTTCATGTCTGTGAGATAGGGTGCCACTTCAGCCAACCTTAGCAACCGATTGACGGGGGATTACTCCCCCGTCGCGGTTTCCTTACTGCTTACACTGTAAGAACGCCGCAAACTCCGCTCCCCAGAAGCTCATCCGTATCTCGCACAGCGAACCGTGCAGCATCCAGATGATGAGGATTGCCGTCACGCAGAACGTGATGGCTATAAGCGATTTTTGCGACATAGCACTTGCTCCTTTTTTTGCAAAGGCGCTAAGCTCTTGCCCGCTTATTGATTACGTTGTGAAACGCCCAGAGTTGAACATAAGGTTTAGTTGGGCCTTTTTACATCTGGCCTTCGTGTTTGCTGTCCAGCCATCAGTCGAAAGGTGTCCGCGTGAATTCTAGCCTGCTTTTTTTTCTTGCTTCAATACGTTGACTAATTTCAACACTCTGTTGTGCATATCCTGAACGCAGACATTATTCAGTCACGCATTTGATACATGCTTCCGCCGGCGTTCGCGCCGGTTTTTTGTCCTGTTATTGCGTAGATCGTCATGCGCGATCAAGGCGCGGCATTGATCCTTTTTTCAGTTTAATTCTGGCTCTTGATTTTACGCAGGCCGCGCCGCGTCTGGCTTCTTTGTTTGATGGTTGTTTGATGCGATCCTTTAGTGATCGTTTTTCGTCTCGCGTAAAGTATGAAAACTCTTTTAATATCATGCTGTTTTATTGTTCCTACCATTTGTGCGATCGTAAAAACCACTCTGAAAACTGAAAAAAATTTCAAAGTGTGAAATTTCAGATCTTCGCTTTTCCCTCAGTTGCTGCGCGGGCTGGCGGTCATTTTTGCACGGCAGAAAACTGAAAAACTGTTTCGACACAAAACCCGCGGGTTGGAGGGGGTAGCGCGGTTTACGTCACCTCACGCTTTACGTCACACCGTTTACGCGGTGTGCGCATACAGCGCCAGAATGGCACGCAGAACGCATTAATCAGGTGGCAGATATGAAAACGCACGACCGGAGCCGTGCGTTGCGTGATGGGCGTTTATGGGGGGGTATGCCCGGTGATCAGGCGATAAGGTCACCGTATTTTTCGCGCAGGCTCGTAGCCTGTTTGGCGTCTGCGGCAAGTTCGCTGTTGTTTGTTGGTGCGCCGGTGTTGCTGTGGGTGTGGTTTGCAGTGTGTGTGGCCAGCAACTGAACCAGATCCAGAATATCAATCAACAACGTCAGCAGATTAAGTCCGGATTTTTCCCGTGAGCCACCGCGACCAATAAATACTGTCGGGGCTGTAAACTCCAGACCACCGTCCGCCCGGCATGTTCTGCGGCCTCCCACGTTTTCAGTAAGGTCGCGCTCAATCGTGGATGTCGCCCCTTTGAGTTTAGTCAGCAAATCCTGCGCTACCATCTGGATATGCTCACCGGCTGCGATCGCATAATGACCAGTAGTAATGTGTTCTGTCTGGCCTGTCATCAGCTTGCTGGTTCCCAGAACGCTGGTTATGTCGTTTGCCTGTACTGTTGTTGTTCTGGTTGTTGTTGTGCGTTCTTCCTGATCGCTGTTAATGGTTCGTCTGGCTGAATGCTCCCTGATTTGCTGATCGGTTTCTCTGTGCCAGCTTCCGTCAGTCGTGACGCGCTGAAACACTTCTGCGCGCTGTTGCTGCAGCTGTTCGCCGGGCTTTACATCAGGCAGGTTATGGCCAGCGGGTAAGATTTGCCTGATAACGGGTTTGTCCGGACGTCCTTCAATGTTGGATATTTCCACGATGGTGCCTGCCGGTGGGTAGGCAAAACATCCCGCCTCACTGCCAGCCATGGGGACGGGGAGCGGTACTGCCGGGTAAACGGGCGTGTCGCTTTTATCGTTGCCGTTCTCATCAAGCAACTGCACATCGACGGCGTAGCGTGGGCGGAAACTGTCGGCCACGTCGCCCAGGGTGGTGGGCTCCGTTGGCGCAATGACGCGCGCCAGCCGGGTATGTAGCGTACCGCTGGCCAGTTCTGGGAACTGTGTTTCCATTTGTCTGCGTAATGGTGATTTGGAAACAGGGGTACCCGTGGCGGTAAGGCGCTCCCATGTCAGGGTCATTTTCTCGTTGTTGAGGGCTACACGGGTAATGCGCCCGGCCGGTAGGTTCACGCCCGGTCGCACAGTTTCCATAAACATGATGTCGATGCTGTTTCCGCCGCTTTGCCCGAGTGTGTACTGTTGCGGAATATCCGGCATTGTAATACTGGCAAATCGTGAATCAGCTGCGCTTCCCACAAATACAGAACCGTCCGGCATAGGGTGCCAGACGTAATCGCTGATACTGAATGCTCGCCCCAGTTGGCTGAGCAGTTGTGCTCCGCTGCCGCTGTGGGTGATGTAGGGAGTTGGTATACTGGCATAATCCGCATCCGGAGTGATAAAAACGATACCGCTTTGTCGCCCCAGATTATCGAGTACCCCCCGCAACGTCGGGTGTTGCATGGAGCAAGGGAAATCAAAATCCAGCACAGCAGCCGCTTCACGAATAAAAAGGCGACGTGAGCCATTTTCAGCAGGTTGATCGCGCTCAATGTAGCCGGAGAAATAGCGCCATGCTTCACCGTCACGGCCGAGATCAATTTGTACCATTGCGCCGGCAAGGCTGTGTTCGGGTGACAGATTGTTAACAGAAATGAAGCCACGACCGGCAGCATTCAGGGTAAGAACAAGGCTTATATCGGCAATTTCCACCCGTTCGCCATTAATCATGCAGCGTTGTATCAATTTCATGTTTTCCCTTCCTCTTTCACGCTCCCGATGCCAACAGCATCCAGACCAGAGCCAACGGCATCATTGATTTTTTTCCAGAACGAACTTTGCGTATTCATGCCTTTGTCTGGTACCTGTTCGCTGCCATTCTGGGTCTGCTGTCTGGCGATGGTTTTCTGCGAACCGCTGCGTGCGGATGCTTTCTCTGGCACGCTTAATTTTTCCCTGAGAGTAAAGGTGATCTGCCAGTGCATTTTTCCCTGTTGTTCCGTGGCATCAATGCCACCAGAAAACACCCCCTGTCGCATATTGATTGCCTTCGCGGTAGCGTTAGCAATGCGATATGTTTTTTTAGCACCGTTGCTTTCTGTTGCCTCCGCAAGCTGAAAAATACGGGTCAGAATAGCTTCATCGTTAAAATCAATAACCCCCGACACGCGCAGCTCTTTAGCCTTGTTTCCCTGCTGGGCGCTCGTGGTGCTGGTTGACTGTCCGGACATATCTTTGTCCGGTAGTTGCATGGTGGCGCTGACGGTGATGTTACGCAGCAGAATGGCTTCCCCGTCAAGCGCAAGGACAATCATCTGGGTCATGTAGTGCTTCCCTTAGTGATGAGAGATTATCGCCGACGAACAGCATCACTGCTGTAAAAACCCACTCGGGGTGTGGGATGTTTTTTTGTATCAGCACTGCAGCCTGGCTAAGGGCTCCCTTGTAGCAAAAGCGCCACACCGGGCAAACTTTTTGCCGGAGTGCGGCCTGCTGATCAGCGATTTCCTGTAAGGCTTTATCTCTCGCATTCATGAACTGATGCAGCGATGATGACAATGTTTCCGGTGATGTGGCGGCAGGAGTGGCTGCCTGTGCAATGGTTGCTGCCAGCGACATGCTGCGAGTGGTCTGTGTCGACAGCATTATCGGTTCCGGAAGTGATGTTGCCGGTCTGGCGGGGATTTGCATTCTGCTGATGGCCAGTGAAAGTTGACTGGAAATCATGCGGGACATTCGCCCCACCTCTGGCAATGGAAATGCGCCTGAAAATTGCCTGGCGAGTGATAAAAACTCGCCAGCAGAAGGAGCGCAAAACAACAGCGCCACAATGTCTTTTTCTGTGCTTTCTTTCAGGTAGGGTAAAAGTGCAGATACAGCATTTTCGGGGCTGAGATAACGCCCCGATGGTTTGATGTTTCCGGTATTTTCTGACCACGGATGAAGACAAACCACAGAACATTTAATGTTTATGGCAGACGGACGTAAAATTACCTCTTTCCATTTCATTCTGCTTTGCCCACCTGAAATGCCCTAATTGCAGCAATGTTATTCAGTGTGGCCAGCGTGTTTTTCATCTCACGCTGGCGCAGGTAAATCTCATCGTTGCGTGCAGCCTGAGCCTGCACCATTGCCGTAAGTAGTTCTTCCAGCTTTTGTTGTGACAATTTAATTTGTTGGTTATTTGCATCACTCCATACTGTGGCATTGTGTGCCACACCAGATTTTGCTGCCATCACTGCCGGGAATAAGCGTTCCAGTGAGGATTTTCCTCCATTCCATGTGCTGCTGTTCCATTCGAATGTGAACGGCTGCGCCTCCTGTTCTGTTCGCCAGCGCCTGATTTCCTCTTTTTTCAGTTCTTTTTCTTTGTCCAGCATCTCTGCTGTTACAGTGAAGGGGATGATTTCACCAAACTCACCGCTCATCAGTGTTCCCCATACCCGCTGGCCTGATGCAGCAGAATCATTTTCCACTGCACGATAAGGAATATAATCAGCCCGCCCTTCAAACAACACTTCACAGGAAACAGACCCGTCTTCCAGGTATTTCATCGCCTTTATGTCGATTATTTTCATTATTCTGCCCTCATCACCAGGCAAATCCACCAGGCATTGGCTTTATTCCCACAGTTCAGACTCTGACTGGAGCCATTCAGAATAAAATAGGACCCCGGCAATAACCCGTACATCATCGATACGTTGTAAACCGATGCCGCTGCGCACGGATTACCATTGTTCTCAAACATAAGCGATACATGCCGTAACTTTTCGCCTGATATCCTGTCCCCACGCTTATGTGAGGCAAGGTCAGCGACAGATATTGCTGCCAGTGTGACTCCGTCAATCCCCGGGTTTCCCCAGAAGTCAGCAGAGCGTAATCCCTTCGCGCTGAGATTTCCCCAGCCAGCCAGACCGGCTCCGGCACTGGTCCATTTCAGCCAGTTGATAAACATTTCTCCCTTCTTACTCATGAAAATAATGAGCTTGTCTGCACGCGATTGCGAAGACGAGGAGGCTGTATCCGGAATAATAATTTCAACAATCCCTTCCAGACGATTTTCCTTGTCAATAATCTGAGGCGCGCTATATGAAGTACCGTCTCCTACCGCATACCGGCCCGGTGGTGTAGTGGATACCCAGGAAATAAAATCAGCAGGGCCGTTTTCTCCCCTGAAAATGACTTTGTCTTCATGTCGGTAATATCCTCCATATCCCAGCGTCCCCGGAATGGCCACCACGCCTTCGCTGCGGTCATAAATATTATTCTGTGGCACCACAGTGTCTGACCTTTCCAGCTCAAGCACTCTGCGCATATCTTCCGGTGTGGCCTGTGCCAGCAGTGAACGGGCTTCTGGCGTCAACCGTGTCAGCGATGCGTTCCCGTCCGAATCAAAGTACAGAAGATTATCTGCCTGAGCGTTTAACCTGCTGATGGCGGTTAAAACATCACTAAGTGGCTGTTTGCCTGCAAGCGCGTTAGTGACCGTCGTTGCAAAATTCGGGTCACTGCCCAGCGCCGCTGCCAGCTCATTCAGTGTGTCAAGGGCTTCCGGAGATGAGCCAACCAGTGCAGCGAGCAGTTTGCGGACAAACGCCGCGTTCGCCATCTCCAGCCCGACCGCATCATCCGGTGGGGTTGGTGTGGTTGGCGTACCGGTGAACGCCGGGCTGTTCAGCGGCGCGCGGGTTTCAATCAGCGCCCTGAGTGAAGCCTCGTTGACTTTCAGGTTTTCCCAGCCAGTCAGCAATCCATTTCCTGTACTCCAGTAACGGTTGTAATAAATATCACCGTTAATGCCATAGAAAATAATGGCCTTTGCTGTATGTGGTGGCAGAGGTGTGGAGCGTTCTGCTTCCAGCCAGCGGATACTTATCATCCCCCGGAAGGCGATGCCGGGAAGTACTCCGCTTCCCCCCTCCACATAATATTCTCCGGGTTCCACACATCTTACCCATGCCAGCAAATCAGCCTCGTTGTTAAACCTGACAGCATCACCCGGAATAAAAATATGACCAAAACCAAATGCGCCCGGTATCGCCAGACAACCTTCAGTCCGGTCTCGAATATCACCCTGTGGCTCCATTATGGCTGAAACTTTCAGTCCCAGATTGTCGCGGGATTCCTGTTGCGCCTCTTCGCCTTCTGCTGCAATTTCTGACAGGTGATTAGGAGTTTTCAGTGCTGTTTTCAGCTCCGGAGTGATATCCACCTGCCAGCTCTGGGGAGGGACGCTGATTTGCGCGGACTGAGCAATGCCTCTGTAGGTGATTGTAAAATTGCGGACGAGTGACTCACCTGTCGTTTTCTGTCTGACGGGAGTTTTTATTACGCCGCATAACGTTCCACTGGCCTGATGGATGAGACAAATCCAGTCATAACTGAAAACACAGTCATCAGGAACAACGGCGCTGCACACAATAGTGTCCTGGCTTAACTGGCCACAGGTCAGTTCATTCACAGCGTATGTGATTCTGTCTTCCGGAACGGTATTGTCTTCGCGCGTTGGTTCCCGCTCCATCAGGGCAAAAATAATAGCGTCAGGGCGTGCAGGTAAATTACTGGCAGTGCATTCAGCAACCCACTTTTCAAATGCTTTTGTTAACAGTGCGCTCATTACTTCTTAATTCTCGCTAATGTTCTGCGGTAATTCTGGCCATACAATCGCGGCATACGATGCTTTATCTGTAACCTGGCTGAATGTCATCTCTCGTAACTTTTTTGTATAAATACGGCAGGCTTTCAGTTTTTCCCTGTCTTCGTCGCTGATTAATCCCAGCAGCAGGTCTTTTTCCCACTCGCAGGTCATGATGCTGGACTGTTTTAACAGGGCATCACGCTCGTCTTCTGCTTTTAATTTGTAATCGAAGACAAATTCATCATTGCGGTAAAACCAGTAACCCGGTGCAGTGATGCGGCGGTTAGCGGTAATATCCGGAACTTCAATAACACTGGCATTACGGGGTTCAATGCCTGTCATATCCTTACCGACCCACACCACGCGCCCGTCCCCGGTGTAAACCATTTTTATTGTGTCGCTGGCAAAGTTCTTCTGTTCTTCATACCAGTTTTTGTCGTCTTCCGAAAAAAGCCAGGTGACACCATATTGTTTTGTCATCTGATATTGTTCTGCGGTTTTCGGATTGCCCGCAGTAATATTTTTTAAATGCAACATTATTAAACACTCGCCACGTTATACCAGGTGCCGTTAATCAGTTTCTGAAGCGGTCGGTAATACACGCCGCCGATGTTATCTGCCGAATTACTTCCGGTTTCCTGCACATTAATACCAGATAATCCATGGCCTGAAGGTGAGCGAAATGTCCAGGATATCTGGTTACCTCCCGGGTTGTAATACATTTCGGAACCATAACGCACATCCTGCACGCCGCCTGTTTTGGTCTGGTAACGGGCATCAAAGTTTCCGTAGTCTGACGGTGTTACCCGCCCGGTAACGTTTACAGGTTTATTACTCTGAATGCTGCCACTCTGAAAACGCAACACATGCACGCTATTGGCATAAACATCCAGCAGGCCATCACCATTCTGTTTCAGGCCGGTATCGTTATCCCCGAAAGCAATTGAGTTTCCGCCCAGCGCATTCTGAACGCCGATACCCAACGCACCGTTAACTTTCGAACCACCGCCAACAGATACTGCGTGTAACATGGAAACTTCACCCGTCCGCAAATTAATAGTGAACGGACGCAGGGGGCCAATATCGCCATTCTCGCCCTGACCTTCACTGGTAGGGATAAGGTGCAGGCACTCTTCCGAACGACGAAAAATCAGGCCAAAAGCTTCGTTGAAAATCCTCAGTGCATTAACACCACGGATTTTCAGTTCCCCGGTCATGGTGTCGCCGTCGCGCTCAACAGCGTCTTTTGCTTTATCCATTGCGGCTTTTACTGCCTTTGATGTGGCGGCGCGGTCTTCTGCGTCGCTGTCGGTGGAGTTGCTGTACTGCGCAAAGCCTTTCTCCTGCAGTGTTGCGTCCGGATGATGGCGGGATTTTTCGTGCTCTGCCAGTGCATTGCTTTGTTCTTCGTCGGGTGTCTCCGGGCGCAGGTCCTGTGGGCCGTCTCCTGTCATTTTTGCAAGTGGCGCGACAAAGTGTCGGAAGCCGTTACCGTCTGTATAAGACGCATGTTCCTGGCGGGCGCAGAACGTAAAAACGGTATTCCATTCGCCAGTAACAAATCCCTGCCAGCTTGCATCAATCCAGAGGGTATCCCCGACCGCAGCCGGCAGGCTGTAAGGTTCGCGCAGACTGACGCGCAGACCTCCCACATAACCCACGCCGGCGGCAACAGTAGCGGTACCGTCCTGATAGCTGACCTGAAAACCATCCCCCAGAAAAGCGGCTTCACCGTAGTGATCAAACGCCAGCAGCCGGCGGGCCTCATCCATTCCTGCAAGGCGTGCAGTGAAATCAATCTGCCAGACATCAGCGCTGACATCGATATGCATTGCTGCGGCTGCGCCGTCAAACTCCATGGAAAATGTGCGGATCAGGTTGTTTCCCTGCACGCCGTTCGCTGTTTTAATTTTTTGCTGACGAGGTGTGTGTGCAATCATGCAGAGCACGCCGCTTTCTTCGTTCAGCAGACCGATCCAGTTGTATTCGAAGTCGCCGACTGTCGTGTCCAGAATGATGGAAAACGCGGTCGCGTTCGGCGACAGGTGGCCGTACTGGGTGACCGGCGCACGATACTGAATCATGGATTCATCAGGGAGTATCTCATCGCGGGGGATCTCTGCGGATTCATCCTGTCCCGGAATATATGCAAAAACAAATGTATCCGGGCGCGCAGGTTTTCCACTGATGATTTGATTTGCGCACCAGTGTTCGTACTGTTCAGTAATAATCGTGCTCATGCTTCATCTGCCTATAATGTGTAATGTTCCACGGACAGGCCGTAATGTCCTGCCTGTAGCGAAGCGGTTAACCAGATGGTGTCCTTTCTCACCGTTGCTTCTGCTGTGTGATACCTGTAATGGCCATCGAATGTGCCGGCTGTCAGCCGGGCAGTGGTTGTATTGATTACCTGAAAGAAATAGCGCCTGCAGGTACGACCATACTGGCGCACGAGCTGCATCATCAGCGCGTTGTTTTCACTTAACTGGGTGTCATTAATGCGCAGTAAAATAACGTCCCAGTCATGCTGCAGTTGTCGTTCCAGTGTTTTAACGTCTCCCACGCCAAGACGCTTAAAGATGCGTTCGAAGCCGGCGCGTTCGCCAGAGTCCTGAGCGTTAATAAACGCGTGTTTCACTCTTAAGCGAAATAACGAAACCGGCTCACCTTTAAATCGGGTGATATTGCGCTGATAAGCCAGCAGGTTAAGTAAAGGCTCTGCGCAGGTGTCGACATCAATCTGCTGTAGTGGCCACGTCAGCCAGCTGTATACCTTTTCCCAGTAGCGATGCGATGAATGTGCCAGCGTTAACGGCTCGCCTTTATTCATCCAGGTGGGGAGTGGGAATTCAGGGATCTCCGGAAGTTTCACGCGCTCACCTCCACAGTAAGGGATTCCAGACGAGGAACAGCCAGATCACTGAGAATATCCGGAAGAGAAAATGTAACCGACTCCACCTGTGGAAATACCTGGTGGATCTCTTCGCCCAGTCTGGACATGCTGAAACGGCTATACGGCCATGTTTTCTGAACGTCATAATCGCTGTTTTCTCGAAATGCACAGCGAACCAGATTTTCCACATTGCGCAATAACGTCTGAATTTCCCCATCGCTGAGGTTCAGCGTTGCATATAACCAGAGTGTCACGGTCAGGGTGTGGCGTGTTTCAGGCATGGAAAAACAGCGCAGATCATCACCGTGTCCGTGATGACCTTCATCGTTAATGAATGCGTTTACTGCATCAACGAACGGTTCGGATGCGATGCCGGTATCCAGCAGAATGTAAGCATTTGCTGTGCCGGGGCCGCGTGGTGCGTCATGCAGAAAATAGATGCGGTCGGCACTGATGCCGGCAACGCCGGCAATTAATCCCCGGTAAACTGCATCGGTGTGATAAGCGCCGGCAAGATTAAACTGATTGCGAACACGATCACGCAGCTCGTCATCGCTTTCTTCGTTGGCTCCCGGTGTGGTCAGCCAGTTTTCATCGTTCTCAACACCGGCAATACCATCAATCGCCACCGGAAGGATGCGGTAATATCCCGGCGCAAGGTTAAAGCCGGCTCCGGCCTGTTCCGCAGAAACATCGATGTTCATGCTGAGTGTTTCTGCCGGAATAACGGTATCCCTGACAACGGTCAGCGTATAAATCACGCCGTTAATGCGTTCTGTCTGAATCTGCGTACCGGCCGGCACGGTAACTGCGTGATCAATGTCGTTTTTGGTGAAACGAATCACGCCGGCTGCGTGCGTGGCAGCCTTGCGTTGCAGGTTTACCGCCCAGGCAAAAACATCAACGAATACACCGCTGGCATCAGCCAGAAACAGGTTTTTCATCACCACATTAACCAGCGCATCTTTCAGCCACATCACGGGTTTTGTGGTGATAGCTGTAATCAGTCGCCAGAACGGCGACATGCGGGATGTGTTGGTGATAAGCCCTTCGTCTTTGACAATGGCTTCAAATTCAGCACGTGCCTGTTCTTCGGTTACCGGCATGCCATTATCAGCCAGAATGCGCTCGTAATCTGCGGTAGGTTTGCCGTTAATCATCAAGAGATACCGTAAAAGTCAGGGGTTCAAAAAAATCTTCGGTGTGGGCGCTAATCAGCAGGCGACCAGAAAGCGGGGTTTCTTCTGTCACACTGACCGTGCCAGGTGTGATGCGCTCATCATCTTCAATCAGCAGTGTCATCTGCATCATGATGTCGGCACGAAGCGTCGGGCTTTTTTCAGCCAGCAGGCGCGTTGCCAGTCCGCTCTCAATGATGGCGTGCTGGCAGTCCTGGGCAATACTTTCCCTGTTGTTGCATAACACTGGTTCACTGGCGCTGTTCAGCGTGAGATTGCGGCCGGTGATGAGCAAATCAATGTAAAGCGGTTTATCAGTATGCATGCAGCTCCATCCACTCGTTAAGACGGGCAGGGGATGGATCCTGCACATTGACGTTGACTACACGACGGGAGTTGTCGATTGTGGTCTGGTTTTCGCTGTTGTTCTGCATTTCTGCCGCAATGCCACCCGGCCCCGCGCTGATGGCTTTACCGCCGGTTAATACGGAGCCTTCGCCACTTCCTGTGCTTTCTGATGTGCCGATGTTAACGCCGGGGATCATGTTGAGTTTGTCCACAATCCAGCCCCATGAATCACTGAAGGACTGTTTCACCAGTTCCCAGAGATTACTGAAAATCTTCAGTATGCCGCCGGCGAGATCCTTCAGGGCATCCAGTGGTGAATGGGTGGAAAAATAGTTAACCAGTGCATTCCAGCCATCCCTGATTGCACTCCATGCATTGCCGAACCACGCCCCCATGCTGTTAATGATGCCGGCAACCCACTGAAATGCAGCGGTATCCATCAGTGCAGCTTTGATTTCATCCCAGCGGGTGATCAGGAAATAAATGCCCACGCCCAGCGCAGCCAGTGCCAGGATGATTAATGTGATGGGGCTGAAAAGTAACTGTGTTGCAATTGCGGCTCCGCTGGTGACTGCGGTGTAGATTTTCATTGCTATGCCGGCGGCACCCAGCGCAACAGAATAAAGCCAGAGTCCGGCGCGCTGTAATTTCAGCAGCGCCAGCTGAATTTTTGCTTTGACGTTGTATGTTCCCATAGCAATGGACATGGCCAGATACAGCGCCCTGACCGTTCGGGCAACTACAGTGAACGCCCACATGGTAGCCGTCAGTGTGCGTTTCAGCAGAATGAGAATCTTCAGCGGCGCAACGGCTGCCAGCCAGACCAGCCGCAGTCCTGTCCAGACAAACTTCGCCACACCCACCATAATGTTGACAACAGCACCCACTGCGGCAATGCCCAGCAGGGCGGCAGACAGTAAACCAATGGCCCGTGTAATATTGGGATACAGACGTAACCAGGCAACAAAGGATTTACCGCCTTCGTTGCTTTTCTGGATAAACGGGTACAGAACAGGCAGCAACTGCGTGCCGATTTCGATGCGAATGCCGTTAATAATTGCGGCGGCCTGTTCCCATGGATCAGCCATGGCCTGCGCCATTTCGACAGCCTTATCCATACCTTTGATATTGCCCAGCGTGGCGATATTCTTTTCAAGTCCGCCAATGTCCGCATTGAGTAATTTAATCATGGCCACAGCTTCATCGGAGCCAAAGGCGCTTTTCAGCAAATCGGAATCAGCCACTTTTGACAGATCACCAAATTTGCCCCTGATAAGTTTCATGATCTCGACAACACTTTTCATCGTGCCGTCTTTATTCACGAAATTAAGCCCCAGCTTTTTCTGGGCGCTGCCTACTGCGGCAAGAAATGCCTTGTACTTTGTCCCGGCCTCGCTGCCACTCATGGTGGCCTGCAGTTGTCCCAGCACGGCGAACTGTTCAGCCGCATCAATACCGGCCGCTTTTGCACTGGCACCCAGCGTGGTGAACGCCGCTGACATGTTATCGCCGGTTGTTTTAAACATTTGCACGGCGGTGGCGGTTTGCCCGGCGACCTGCTCCACCCATTTGCTTTTTCCCATGGCATCAGCCTGGTCTTTAAAGATGCCGTACATGGTGCCCATGTAGGCGGTAATGGTCTGGCTGCTGGATTTGGTTGCTGCTGCCACCGTTGCTGATGCGGTGGTGAAGCGGGACAGCTCATCGTCAGTTAACCCGGCAATGGCTGACTGGATGTCGTAAGAAGCACGCACAAAATCCTGCGCAGCCCCGCCGTATTCCATAGTGAAATCAACGGCGGCGCGGCTGAGTTTACGCAATCCGGACTCTGCGACGCCCAGTGATTTCACCTCACCGAGCGCCCTGTCCATTTCAATGGCTGGCATCAGTGCCCCCTGAATGGCTGCCCCCACTCCCCAGAGCGCAGCGCCTCCGGTAGCAATGTCCCGAAAGGCTCCCCGACTTGTTGCAGCAAATCCCTGAACCTGTCGCCCGGCTGCACGCAACGGCCTTGTCAGGCGATCTGTCAGTTCAAGAAGTAATTCAAGGCGCTGTTGTGACATTACGATCCCTTAAAAGCACGGATAATGCCGTTATTGACGGCGATGCTCATATTTTCCCAGTAGTGGTTATCCAGCCAGACGGCGGCAGCCAGTGACTGCGGCGAGTCATCCTCGCCGGGCAGCCAGTGGCGGCGCAGAATCAGCATCCGGGTCAGGTCATTGCGATCAATGGCCCCCAGATGGCTTTTTATTTTTTTACGGTGATTTCCACTTCCGGCACAAACTCGTTATTCACGGCTGTTGCCAGGCTGGCCGGCATTCCTGGTTTTTCCAGCAACTGGTTCAGCAGATCGCGGTGCTCTTTAATCACGATACGGCGCAGGTAGTTTTTCAGCGGCGCGATTTTGTTATCCGGCATGAAGTCGTTCTGCAGGTCGTTGTAGGCTTTTACGGTCGGGATAAACGTCAGTTCATGCTCGCCGACCTGTAAAGTGATGGTGTTCTCTGCGGTAGTCTGTGTGTTTTTATCGTTCATCATCATTTCCTTTTAAAGTCAAGAATAAGAGGGCTTAATAAGCCTGCAGGAAGGCTTATTAAGCGTAAAATCAGCGCACGCCGTCGTGCTCAAGGCTGAAATGATTGCCATCCGGTCGGTTTTTAAAACGACCGCCCCATGCGCCACCAAGGGATTCCCAGTACTCGCCCAGCTCACGGTAGGCCTCTGTGCGGGTCTGATATTCACCGTTAATAAACAGATTAAAATCCACGGCCAGCCGCTGGCAGTGCAGGCTGTTGGCAATGCCGGATCCCTTTTGTGCGTTGAGTTTTGCCTGTTCTGGCGTGCGGTACGCCTCACCGAACGTCAGGCCATAACCGCGCTGATGGGCAAACTGGATGAGTTTTCCGATCATGACGGTAAATTGTTGTTGCTTATCGGAGAGTTTCATTTTTACTCCTTATGAGGTTGCTGAGGTTTGCGCAGCCAGTACCACAGTGCCCGGATAATTTTCCAGGCAATGGCGGCAGCTTTTTGTTCCCTGCGGGACAGCATTGCTGTTACTCCTCTTTGTTCTCTTTCTCGCCCAGCTTCCGGCGCATATGACGCAGGAAGATTTCAACAATCTGGTAACCGGCAACGCCCATTGCGGTGCCTGCGCCGGCAATGGCCAGTGGGTCAAGGTTCGGGTAGCGAACCAGCAGGGCAGCGGCAGAAACACCCAGCGCGCTCCCCAGCAGGGTTCGGCCCACAAACAACCGCAACGTAATCGGCTCTGCGCCAGCCAGCACCCGACTTGCGGCAGCGATTCCGCCCAGAATACCCAGAGTGATAATGGTGCGCTCATGCTCCTGCATGGTTCACCCCATCAGTCCGCGCACGTCGTTCTCTGAGAGAACGGGCACGCCGTTGATACGCACAAAGTCAGGGCTTGCCACCACGTACTTGATTTTGTGCGTGGTCAGATCTGCGCTCTCGGTGTCAATGCTTAACAGGCCGGAAAGCATCAGCTCACAACCGAAGGCTTCAACGCGGATTTCTTCGGTTCCCGTGTTGGCGTAAAACACAAAATCCATTGGCGGCAGGTCACGCCACGATCCCGCCTGAGCAGCCACTTCCCCGAGCTGGTTAAAGCTGCGGGTACTCATTTCGATTTCACCTTCGGCACTGACAGGGCCGCGCAGTTTGCCGTCAGGGATGCCACGGGTTTTGGCAACGGCGCTTTCATCGCTGATGTCCAGTGAGATGCTTTTCACATGGATATCCGTTCCACCGATAAAAGTGTCAAACGCCATGCCGTTAATGCGGGTCGTCATGCGTTTTCCTCCAGAGATTTATCCAGCTGAATGCCCACTTTGATGGTTTTAGGGCAGGCGTAAGGGCGGACGACAATGCTGATGCTGACCGTCTTTTCGTCCTGCCAGGTGATAACCACGTCGCCTTTCCGGGGCGATTTCACTTCGCCCGGAAACGTGATGCCGTTAATTTGCATGGATTTCGCCATGGCACGCAGTGGGCGGGCAAACAGCGTTTCATGTGCGGCAATGCTGCCCGGCGTGCTGTTCAGCGAGCGGTCGGCAATCTTGGGGATGGCCATCAGCCGCACGCGGCGCGCCACCTTATCAGCAATGCGGACATGCTCAATGACGTTGTAGTCCCCGCCTTCCACCTCAAGTGTTACACCGTCAGCCCAGTAAAGGCCGTCATAGTCGGCATACCACATGGGCACGCTGTAGCGGGCGGTTGCCAGCGCCTGCAGAGTGTCGAGATCAATTGCCTGCCCTGTGCTGTCTTTCGGGCGTTCTGTGGTTTTCAGTGCGGACAGGGGCCCGGTTGCCACACGTGCCGGACTGTCAGCAATGGTGACGGCGCTGTTACACAGGCGACCGGCAAGAACGCCCGGTTCAAATCCAAAAATCTCCGGAACCAGCATGACCTGCGGGGCTGCAATGCCTTTCTGTAGTGCGGTCAGTTCGGCAACGTATTCCGCCCAGGTTTTACTGTTGTCGTTGGCGGCGATGGTCAGGATGAACCAGATGCGGCGCTGATATTTATTGATGATGGTCTGACGTAACGCCTGTATGGCGTTGATGTCATCCTTCGTGCTGACCGGCTCGGTGATCACCACGCCTTCAACTGAAACAGTTTCCTGAGCCGCCAGTATGGCGTTCTGCCATACCTGGCAGGCTGGCGTTGCTTCTTTGCCTTTGCCGGCTTCCGGCAGAACGGCAACATAGAAAAAGGCATTCTGTCCGGCATTGGTCAGTGCAGACTGAAGGAAGTTCTTCAGCGGGCTGGCGTTCTTTCCCAGTAGCTCATCCAGATCGCTGTTGGCATTAACCGGCAGAACCTCACCTTTGTTGTTTTGTGCATTGCCCACAAACAGCAGCGTATTTTCCACGCCGTCCGGTGAACTGCTGAATGTGTTGTACTGTTCAATCGTGACAGATGGCCATGTCATGGTTTGTCTCCTGATTTTTGTTATCTCGTGCCGCCGTAATGCAGGCTGCGCAGCTGCGCTTCCAGAATGCGGGCAAATTCAGCATCGCTGGCTCCCAGAAATGCGCGGGAGGGGATTTTGATTTCCCATACACGTTTTTTCTGCTCGCCTTTCAGAATGCTGATCACCAGTCCGGCCTGCGCCATACTCATGTTTTCCATAATCCATTTCAGGGAAGGTTTTCTGCGCCCCCTGCGCCCGGTCTTTTTGCTGACTGCGCCGACGGGGGCGCGAAAGCCCAGAGAAAGAAGGCGTTCTGCCTGCCGTCGTGTGGCGGGACGGGTGCGCATGGCTTCGCTGTCCCGGCGCTTTGTGGCGCGGCCTTTGATGGTTGCGCCGTGCTGTTGCACCCACGCGACCGCCCCACCATGAGAGCCGGTGTTGTAAGCCCCTTTTTTGAAGAAAAGGCGGACACTTTTCCCGCTGCCGTCAACCCTGATGGCCAGCAGTTTCGGCAGTCCCAGCAGCATTTTGTTTTTATACCTGCCGCTGGCTTTATCCGGTCTTTTTCGTGGTGCCCAGGCTGCCCCCTCCGGTGTTCGCTGTGCTTTCACATTGCGTCGTGCAGCCGGTATCAGGCCGTATTTCGCAATGCGAACCAGCAGCTTTCTGGCCTTTGCAGGCGGAAGTTCTGCCTCTCTGATGGCGCGACGAACCTGCCGGAGTTGTGACTCGTTAATCACTGGGCGCGTCATGGCATCACCTGACAGTGAAGCTGATGCGCCTGAGCCACCCAGATTTCAGGCTTTTCCAGCTGGTAACGTTTCCCGCCTCTGGGGATGGGGCCGTTTTCGTCCTCAACCAGGGTGATGGGATCAACCAGCGGCAGACTGATTTCCAGCCATGCCACTTCATTTTCATCATCCACTTCGACGTCAACGGCTGGCGCATCCGGTGCCAGGCGCTGGCGCAGGTCGCCGCCGTTGTCTGCCAGCCAGGCTTCAACCAGAGAAAACACCAAATCCGGATTGAGCTGACGATAGGGCCATGCGTCCCATCGCAGAAAAGCCGTATATTTTCGGACCTGCGTACATAACTGCCCGTGCCCCAGCGACTTCGTAAACGGAACGAGCGTGATGTCGTCCATGTCACTGGTGAACGGAATGCGTGCGCGTGCCGGCAGATTGTTTTCAATGAATGCCGTCAGGCTGGCGAGTTGCGTCATACCATTTCCTTAATCAATCAGCGCGATGGATGCACGCGGTCGGCCCAGCAGCGCCCGCACCGCCATGGCCGCTTCAGCCAGCAACGTCCGGCGGCTCTCGCTGGCTTCTGATGAGGGCTGCGCCTCGCGTCGCCCCACGCTGGCAGATTCCGGCAAAAGATCGGCCTTTGCGCGGGCATACACAGCCTTGGTGTACAGTGCTGTAATGTGGTTCTGCATCCGTTCAGGTTGTGCATCCGTATTGCGCGGCTCTGGTTGCAACACGGTGTAACCCGGAATATCGGCGGCCCGGATGTGGCCCTGTTCCTGCCAGTATTCACGGCGTGCAGCCAGTTCAGTGTTAATCTCTGTTACCGCGCAAAGCAGTGCCGTCAGCACCGTTTCGTGTGACGTGACGGCGGGGATGCTGCGGCTCTTTTCAAAATCGCCGGCATCAATATCCGGCCAGAATCCATCGTTCTGAATAATGGCCTGCTGATAGTGAATGCTTTTCCCGTCAAACATGCTCACTCCGGGGAAAGGCGGGCTGACCGGTTTCCGCAGTGTGCTGATGGCTTTTGCCGGCACACCTCCACCGCGCCCGCCCGGTTGTTGGGAGTCGTTTACGTGCCCTGCAACGCGCGCAGTCTTGCGGCAATGCGCTGGCGCAGGGTTTTCACCTGAATTTTTGGATGCAGCCAGGCAGCCCGTTCCAGACACTGGTCGGCCTGTTGCAGTCTCTCCGGATCGTTAATTGCACTGGCCAGCGGTTTACCGTCATCGCCGCGCAGCAGCAGGACGCCTGCAAAGCGCCAGTAGCTGGCAGCAAGGCGTTCATTCACGCGCCATTTGTCACGGATTTTTTCAAACACCTGCTGAAAATATGGCGCGATACTGTTCCCACGTTCAGCTTCGGTTTCTGCCCATTCAAGAATGAAATGGGCCACAAACGTTGGCAGCTCGCTTTTGAAGTTCTCCGGCGTCTTTTGTCCCTGCTCAATGGCAATGTCAGCCCACCGCAGCGCCATCTCAAACTGCCCGGTATCGAACAGCCAGATGATGCAGTACACCAGAATGGGATTCTGATAGACGCGTTCCCCCTCCAGATAAGCCTGTGCGTGTGGCAGCCAGCGGGGCAGCAGCGTGTTCCGTTTGAATTCCAGCTTGTCAGACAGCAGCTCCATGTTGTGCAGTTGTCTGACATCGTTATCCAGTGCCAGCAGCTTAATGTGCTGACTCTCTGTGCTGATGGCGCGTCCGTCCGTTGTGGTCATGAGCGCCGCACGGCGCTCATCCATCTGTCGGGCACGTTGTCGCTGCATTGGCGTTGGCATACCGTGCGCTCCGTTTATCAGGCGATGGTGACCGCAGACTCATCCACGGCAGCATATAAATCCGGATCGCCCAGGGCGTACCCCTCGTAACGCCAGTATGAGTTTTCGAACTGTTTGCGATCGCCCACATCTTCCGCTTTACGACGGCGGGAACCCTTCAGCGTCAGGATCTGCAGGTTTGGCAGCATGGTCACCACCATACGCTTACCCGGCATAAACGGCGGAATGATGGCCTTGCGGCCTGCGATGTTCTTCGTCAGCAACTGTGCGGCCACTTTTTCGGTGGGCTTGTCCTCTTTGTTGTAGAGGCGTAGTTCTTCAGCAGCCACAAGGTCTGCGCCAACCAGCACAGTAAGGCGAGGATCGTTGTGATATTGCGCCGGGATATAAGTGCGGATCAGGTCTGAGGCCATGGCATCAAGGCCGACATAATCACCGCCTTCGCCCAGGGTAACGGCGTCCGTCAGAATACGGGAGGTATTGCCGGGCTGTTCTCCCCACTTTTTGGCGATTTCATGCCAGCCGATGTTGACGTCTTCGCCGTTCGGGTGACTTTCCGGGTCAGAGTTTTCAGCAGCCTCTTTGCCGTTAAAGCCAATGCGCAGCATGTCCAGCGCAAAGTTGGTGACGGCGGCGGAGTTCATCAGGTTGAAAAATTCCTGCGGGCTGCCGGCATTCGCCCAGATGGCGAGTTGTTCCCAGGTGATCACGCAGCAGGAATCAGTTTCAACGAGTTTAAATTCGTTGCCTTTGATGCCCGAACCTTTAGCGAAACGACCGCTTTTCACGCGACCGGTGCGCAGCGTGGATTCTCCCACTGTGACGACCTGCCCCTGCGGGTGCGGAACGTCCATGCAGGTGGTGAAACTCAGAAATTCCGTGCTTTCCAGCAGGGCTTTACGCAGAGCAATACTGCGTGGCTCGGTCAGCGAAAAGAAACGATCGCTTGATTTTCCGCAGTCACTGAATGTTTTTTGCAGTTCGCTGATGTACTGATTAACCAGCTTTTGTGCTTCTGGTGTCATGTTCATTGTGTTCTCTCCGGTTACACCAGGTTAAAAGTTTCGCCACCGGCCGGATTGTTACCCGGCAGCTTCGTGGCATCCTTGCTGAGTTCAGCAAATGCGGTTTCCATACTGGTGACTTTCTCCGCGATGGCGTTCACCGTGGAGAACAGCTTTTCCCCCTGCTCAGTGGTCAGCGTGAAGGTTTTGTCGTCCTTGTTGTTCTGTTCTGCGTTGTTCTGCCCCTGATCGCCGGTGCTGCCTTCCGGCTTGTTATCACCAGTATCTTTCGGGGCATCCTTCGCGCTGAACTGCGCGACGTTTTCTTCCAGCTTGTCCAGGCGTTCGCTGGTTTTATTAATAGCGCCCATTAACTGGCTGAACTGTTCTTCGTTCATGGCTTGGTAGATTCCCTGTTGGTGGTTGTCAGATGAGAAGAAGCGGGAGAAGAAGTTGCGCTTGGCCAGCTCATCATCAGACTGCAGCGTAAAATTCAGCGCCTCTGCGTTGCCCATATGGATGGTTTCCCCCATGGAAAACTGCAGGCGTGTGGTGTTAACGCTGGCCGGGGTATCCGTCACGGCGATACCTGACACAAAGAATTTGCCCGTGCCCAGATAGTTTTCCCGCACCTCAATGGAGGTAAAAAGCTTCTGCCCGGCCTTATTGGCTTCAATCAGGAAGCGATTTGGGATCAGGCGTGCTTTAAGCTGCACCTTGTCACCAAATTTTTCGACTTTCAGGGCATCAACAAGGCCGTAGTTATTGGTGAAGGCACGCCATCCGGAATCGGCGTGATATGGCCAGAGCATGGCGGCTCGCTCGTCCGGGTTGTAAACCTCGGCGGCATCTGTCAGCCACTTCGGATCAATTTCCCGACCGTCGATGGTGGGGCCTGATGTGGCAACCACAACCCAGTCTGTTTTCTGCTTCGTCATCTGAATTAATCCGCTGATAAAAATTAAACTGGCGTTATTTAACGGAGAAATAAAAATGTCGTCATCTGATTAATTTCCGGTACTTTCGGATATGTGCATATATCCGAAAAATATCGAAAACAGATAATCGTTAAAAAAATGCCTGCAGCAAATAATGGGATATTACGGAACGTTACGGAACGAACCGGGAAAAGATGAAAACTGGTTAAAACAAATATCACAGGTATTTTATGGCGTATTCTGACGAGGTGATTGCTGCTGCAAAATCGCTCTATCTGAAAAGGCACACACCAAAAGAAATACAAAAGAAGCTCGGACTGAACAGCCCGCGAATTGTTTATTACTGGGCGACAAAGTTTGAGTGGTACATGCAGCTCAATACGGAAGGCGTGGAAGATGTTATCGCCCGGCGTCTCGCTGTACTGGCGGAACGTGACCATAAGACCCAGGAAGAACACGATGAGCTCGATCGCCTGATTGGTCATCACGTCAAACTGATGTCGGTCAGAAACAAGCACACGGAACGAATGGCTGAGATTGCGCGAATGGGAGTGGACATTCCCCAACCTGGCCGTTATGGAAAAGAAGAACGCGGAGAAAAAGGTGCAGGCAAGAAAGAGCGTCCCCGCAAAGCTAATGACGTTTCCGGACTGACTGCTGAAAGTTTTGAGCCGTTTACGAAAAAGTTGTTTGCTTATCAGTTGCATCTGCGTGAAAACAAATTCCGCCGTGTACGCAACCTGCTTAAATCCCGCCAGATTGGGGCGACGTATTACTTCGCGTTTGAGGCATTTGAAGATGCAGTATTAACCGGCGACACACAGATATTTTTATCGGCATCAAAACGTCAGGCCGAAGTGTTCCGTACTTATATTGTAAAAATTGCACAAACAGAGTTTGGCATTCCCATTAAAGGCAATCCGGTTAAGTTAAGTAATCTGGCTGAACTGTATTTTCTGGCGACCAACAGTAACACAGCGCAGTCAAACAGCGGCCACCTGTATATTGATGAATACCTGTGGATCCCCGGTTTTCGCCGTCTCAATGAAGTGGCATCAGGGATGGCCACCCATAAACACTGGCGCATTACCTATTTCTCCACGCCGTCATCCAAAACACACCAGGGTTACCCGTTCTGGTCTGGCGATGAATGGCGCAAAGGCGATCCGAAACGAAAAGGGGTTGAGTTTCCGTCCTTTGATGAGCTGCGCGATGGTGGGCGTGAATGTCCGGATGGTCAGTGGCGCTATGTGGTTACGCTGGAAGATGCCATTGCTGGCGGCTTTAACCTTGCTGACATCAACGAGCTGCGCGAGCGATACAACGAAACAGCGTTCAATATGCTGTTTATGTGTGTGTTTGTGGATGACAAAGAGAGCGTCTTTAAATTCGATGATCTTGTGCGTTGTGGTGTTGATGTCAGTACGTGGGAGGATTTTCACCCGGAAGAGCCCATGCCATTTGGTAACCGTGAAGTGTGGGGCGGCTTTGACCCTGCGCGCTCCGGCGATAACGCCACATTTGTTGTGCTGGCACCGCCGCTGGTTGCGGCAGAACGATTCCGCGTGCTGGAAAAACACCACTGGCGCAGCATGTCATTCCAGTTTATGGCAGAGCGTATCCGCAGCATTAAGGCGCGCTATAACATGACATTTATCGGCATTGACGTCACCGGTCTTGGCTACGGTGTCTTTGAGCTGGTTCAGGGGTTTGCCCGCCGTGAAACAGTGGCCATTCATTACAGCGTGGAATCCAAAAACCGCCTGGTGATGAAGATGCTGGATCTGATTTACGCCAACCGTATTGAGTGGGATGAAGAAGCCACGGATATTCCGGCATCGTTCCTGGCCATTCGTCAGGAATCCACCAACAGCGGCAATAAAGTCACTTTCACCGCCGAACGTAGCGAAGAAACCGGGCACGCTGACATCTTCTTTGCCATAGCTCATGCCGCAAGTAATGAACCCCTGAACTATAAGCACAAGCGCAAATCAACATGGATCCTGTCAGATGAGTAAAAAGAAAAAATACCCCGTGTTACACGATGGCGTGGCAAAAAAAACAGCCAGCAAAATGACTTTTATTGAATTTGGTGACCCGGAACCGGTCGCTGCATGGGGCTGTTATTACGGCTCGCTCTGGGATGGCTATAATGGCTGGTACACGCCGCCCATTGAGCGCATGGATCTCGCCATGTTGTCCAATATCGCACCGTATCACGGCGCGGTATTGCGTGCGCGCGTCAATATGATCATGCAGGGTTTTCGGGGTGGTGGTGGTATGACACACGCCGCCATGGCGGCAGCAGTAACCAATCTGCTGATATTCGGGGATATGGGGTTGCTTAAAGTGCGGAATGGCTTCGGTCGAGTGGTGCGCCTGCATACGTTACCTTCTCTGTACCTGCGGCGTAACAACGAGGGTGGCACGGTGATTGTGCAGGCGGCACTGGAAGATCTCGTTTACCCGCCAGGCGAAGTGGTGTTCGTGGCCATTTATGATCCGCAACAGCAGGTTTACGGTGTCCCGGATTATATTCACGGGATGGAATCCGCCATGCTGAATGTGGATGCCACCCGCTTTCGCCGCAAGTATTACAAGAACGGCGCACATCTTGGTTATATCCTGTATTCCACTGACCCGGACATGGATCCCGAGCTCGAGGCGGAATTCCGTAAAAAGATAGAGGCGTCAAAAGGGGCGGGCAATTTTAAATCCATGTTTATCAATATACCGGGCGGAGACAAAGAAGGCGTTAAGGTGATCCCTATCGGGGATTCAGGTACAAAAGATGAGTTCCTGAATATAAAAACCATCAGTGCCCAGGATCAGCTCGTTGCGCACCGTTTCCCACCCGGACTTGCCGGCATCATTCCCGCAAATACGGCCGGGCTTGGTGACCCACTGAAATCCCGCGAGGCATATTACAGGGATGAGGTTATCCCGATGCGCCGCCTGATTATGGAGGGGATCAACAGCGACCCGGATATCAGACGACTGGGGGAGGTGAAATTTATTCTTGATTTTGATGAACCCATGGAGTGATGTGCGGTATGGGGAAAGAGCGGGTAAAATCGGTGGCAGTAAAACGCTGTTCCGGGAGGTGGAAAATGCGCAGACAGAAAGCGCGATGTCATTGCTGCGGTGCACATGCAGTGATTGAGAAAACAGCCTGGAAAACCGATCAGTTTGCTGATGTGTATTACCGTTGCACCCGTCTTGAGTGCGGGCATACCTGGGTGATGAATCTGACCTACTCGCACACACTGGTGCCCAGCGGGCTGGAGAATGGTGTGTTAAAGCTGTTGATTGAGCGGATGCGTCCGGAAGAAAAACAAATGGCTCTGGAGTTGTTGCAGGCCGGATAGCTGACGCGCTTCGCTTGTCCAACCCGGAACGGGCGCACAAAGAATTTGCGCACCCGTTCCGGGTTTTCTTATTCAATGGCAGACAACTGATAATTTGTGTCTTCCTGCAGGCTGGTTAAAGAAATATTATCCAGTGCAGCCAGAATAACGTGCTGTGTATATAATCCGGAACATTTCATTGCCCGGACAATATCACCAACACTGTAATTTTCTTTTGTTGGGATATATCCACCACCCGGGCCGCGTGTGGCTTTTACCAGGCTACTTTCCCGTAAATATCTGAATATTTGCTCCAGATATGACAGTGAAACGGTTTCTTTGCTTAATTGCCGGAGCGAGATTGGCTTTCCGGTGTACTGTTTCACAAATTTAATCATCACCATAACTGCAACTGATGCACGCTGGCTTCCGGAATTATCTTTCATCATGATTACTTCCATTAATGGCATAAATTGATGGAGCGGGTCAGTGAATAAAGAGGCAATACATTCCATCCCTTAGAGCGCCAGCTGTCTGCAACATCTTTACTTCTTGTTATCGCCGGTATTCCAATAGGATTATTTGCGTGTATCCATGCCACTGGCTCTGCTTCCAGTGATGCAAGTGCGATTTCCAGTGCGGTTAACATATTGTGATCGTCTTCATCAAGACCGAACGGGATGTCTTCGCGCCACGATTTAAACTCTGTGATTTTACGTTGTAACCATTCTTTGGTAATGGTGGACATAGTTACTCCTGTTTTCACTTCGGGAAAAACGCCTGAATATTCTTTTTCACCTGCTGCATATGGGGGGCGCTGTCTGCTGCTGGTTGCGCCGGTTTTTCAGGCTGTACTGGTAGCGGTGGCATCCGTATTTCGTCTTCTGACCATTCTGCCAGCGAATACGCCAACGCGGGGGTGCGTTTTATAAGAGCCAGTCCGGCCAGAAAAGCCGCGCGTTGTGCGCGGCTGCGTTCGGAGGCTGGCAGGCTGTCGAGGTAACTGCACGCCTCCCGTTCGCTCTTGACGACGGTGGGCTTCAGATAGAAACTTATCCGTCTGGTTGGTGTCGTCATTGATTTACTCCTGGTCCATTGCGTACAGCCCATTAACCAGAGCAAACTGTGGCACCCCGTCCGCGATGAAAGTCGCATTAACTCCGCAGGCTTCGCAGATAGCGGGTGCCACAATCTCCGCTCCTCCACCTACAACCATCACCCGCCCGTAACCCGAAAAACCCGCCAGCGCGCGGATCACGCGTTGTTTCAGTGTTTCTTCCTTTTCACGAATAACTGCCATCAGGCTGGCGTAATGCGCGTCATTGTGGATGTGCTGGCGCAGCCAGGCTTCATCGTGGCGATGTTCGATAATGGTATTGGCGATGTGGTGACTGGTGCGCATACCGTTGGTGGCCATCACCGACAGCACGGCATCGGCCATCAGAGAAACGCCTACGTGTGGATCGCAAAACACCTGGCTGATACCTGCCAGCTGCCCCTGAACCTTTGCCACATCCAGCGTGGTTCCGCCCAAATCCACAATCAGCAGGGATTCAAACGGACTCATGTCGGCCAGTGCTTTAAAGCCAGCCGGAATGGATTCAGGCATAACCCGCACGTTACGGATAGTGAATGCTTCGCCGTTCTGGTACTCCACCGGGCGCATAACGTTCGCTTTTTTGCGGTTGATGTTGGCCATGTCCGGCTGTGCGTTTGTGTCGAAATACTCGCTCAGTGGCAGGGTGACAACCACATCCACCTCCTGTGGCGTGATGCCTGATTTGACCAGCGCGTGATGAATGGCAATGACATTCACATCGCTGTACTGGTATTGCGTGTCGGTCGTCTGGACAAAGCGATCGCTGACCGGATCAAAACCATAGCGCACACCATCAAGCATGTAGTTCGCGGGCTGCGTGCCACCGAACGGCGCAGACCATTCCGACTTGAAGCTGTTCGGGCTGATGGCGTTGCGGCGTTCGCCGTTCTCAGTCCATGCCAGCTTGATGTTGGTGGAGCCGTCGTCGATACAAATTTTCATGTCGCTTTTCCTTATGTTGATTAATTAATCGTTTACGGGATTTTTAAATCCCGTTTTTGCCTGTTTTATGCGCGCTTCATATATCGCGGCGCGTTTTTTGCTCATTTACGGGATTTGTGAATCCCGTTTCTGTCTGTTTTTTGTTTCCACTTGTCAGGCCACCCCGCAGCAGGTCTGCTTTGCGGCGGGCGCGTTCAGTGGTTTCACTGATTCTCTGTGCATGCTCTGCGTCGCGGATGGCGCGCAGCATGTCAGAAAGCACGGTAACGGGGGTTTTCATGGTGTTCTGGTCCTGCTGAAGTGTGGATGCCAGACGTGCGGCGGCTTCGGGGTCTGATGCCCCCAGCTGTTCCAGATAGCTGGCGGCCGGGTTATGGCGGATCTCCGTGCTGCTTACGCCGTGATTACGGCTCAGGCGCTGCCAGAGCTGCGTGATTCGGCTGTCCGGGCGGGTATCCGGTTTGCGTACAATTTCAAATCCCTGCGGTGCAATGATGCTGCCGTCAACGTACAGACTGCCGCCCCGTAACAGGTGCTGCATCTGCTGTTCACCAATATGCAGGCCGAGAGATTCAGCAGACTCCCGCCATTCTTTAGCGAGTAATTCGTGGTTATCAGGCAAAGGCCGCTGCTGTTTGCGGCTCTGTGTCCAGCTTTGCATTTCATCACTGCTGTTTTTTGCCTGTTTGTCACGAAGCGAACGCATCAGCGCCCGGCGTTCGTGCCGTTTCAGTGAGCGCATCCATTCATTCACTTCAACGCCGTCAGGAATCTGCGGCCACGGTGCTGGCCGTTCTTCCGGCTGTTCTGTCCCGTTGTTGCCTGTTTCCTGTACACGGGGACAGTTATTGCCACGAGTCCAAGGGGCGGCAGGGCCGCCCTGAAGGTCAAAACCATTTTCGCGGGTGCTGTCTTCCGCTTCCGGTTTACGTCTTACCAGCATCCAGTTATCCGGATGCGTGCACACACGGGAGGATTCCCCGATGAGTGGTGACCAGATCCCGTAAATCTGTACGCTCTGTTCGCCGTAATCGTTCAGCTCATCTGCGAGGTCGTAGGCTGTGCGAATCAGGTAGTCTTTGCGTGGAACAAGTACGCCGCCCTGTTTCTCTATGTAGGTGGCAAAACATCCGGCATCAGCGGCAGCGAGTACCGCATCCATTGCGTCATCCTTCAGCCGTTGCGGGCCTTCCGGGTTGCGTGCCATCTGGCTGGCAAGGCGGCGGAGTTCACGCCACACCTGACGGGAGGGGATACCAAAGAACTGGAACTGGCGGACACGGTGAAGGCGCGCCCAGCCGATGGCGCGTTCCACGCTCTCGGCCATTGATTTTCCGGTTTCGTGGTCAACGCGTGGCTTGCCCGTTTTCGGGTCGATGCCATCTACGGCGCGGCTGTCCAGGTTCTTTCCGATGTAGGTGGCGATGTAGCTGGTTGGCGTGCCTTTTGAGCCGTCGACGTACTCCGCCTTAAAGCGTGGGGTAATATCATCACCCAGCTCGTGACGATCTTCCTGAATGGCAATATCGCGGGTGTGAGACACAATGGTGTCGATTTCTTCCGGATGAGCAAAGACCATCATATGCCAGTGCACGGTGCCGTCATGGTGAGGCTCCACCGTGCGGATACCATACCAGCGCAGGCCGTCGCGGTTCAGTTTCTTGCGGACCGCCGCAAAAAACGTGTTAACCAGGTAATCGCTGGAGTCGCGCATGGTGGCCCCATTCCATTTGGGATTCGGATGACCGTTCTCTGTTGTGGCGTGGTATTTTGACGGGCAGGTGATGGTCAGAAACACCGCTCTGTCGCCACGGGCTTCGGCCAGAAGTTCCAGCCCCTTCATGGTGGCCATCATTTCTGCCTTACGGTGAACCGGGTTACTTACTCCCGCGTAATACACTGTCTCGAGATCAATCGTGAACCCGTCTTCGTTTTCCAGCATGAAACTTTTCAGGAAATCGCGTGTTTTCTCGCGCTGTGCGCGAAACTCGCTTAACGCGTCCTGGCTCAGATAGGGCGATGTTTTTCTGGAAACCAGACAGGCGGCGCGGAGTTGTTCTTCTCTCCACTCGCAACGTAACAGCCACAGTTTGCGTTTCCACCATTCCGCACAGGTCAGGCGAAGGATTGCGCCCGGCAGCAGTTCTGTGTCCGGTTCGTTCCTCCGGTCTTTGTCTGTTGTCAGTGCGTCATAATGCGGAGGCATGGCGTGCAAGTGTAACGCCATGCGGGCCAGCATCTGATACGCCTTCAGCGTTACATCCATGGTCAGCTCGCCATCAGTCGCGCCAAAACCATCGCAGAGTTTTTCGAAGGTGCTGCTGAACATCGCCGCCGTCATGGTGGCCAGCGTCTGTATCTGGTGTTTGTTGAGTTGCGGCAGGTAAAGCAAATCGTCCAGGCGTTCACGTCCGGCAAGGGACCGATAACCCGGTGTCAGCCAACGGCTGTCGGTGCGGTCCAGACGTACGAATATTTTGCGCAGGGTTCCGCGCGCGTAGCGTTCAGCCTGCCAGCTCTTTTTGCCTTTCCGGCGATCGGCTTCCTGTTTTTTGCGCAGGAAGGAGAGGTGGCGAATAAGCGGATCGCGCAGATAGGACGGCAGCAGGCGCAGCGAGGTCATGGCTTCATCCACTGCGCCGCGTGCCTGTTTTCTGGCGTCTCCTGCCAGTGTGATGGTTTTGTCCTGTTTTTCCTGTGCGTCCAGGCTTTTATTAATCAGGTTGCCCAGCGGCGTGGCGGAGAACGCCGCATCAGCCATTTCCTGGCGGCGCTCGTTCTCTACCCGGTAGGCATCCAGCCAGGAGGAAAGCGCGGATTCAGGAGCGGGGATCCCCGTTCCTTCACGCCCCACTGCGTGGCGCGGTTGTTGCCAGTCCCTGATGTACTCTGCCGTCATAGTGATTTACTTCGTCATGCCATTCAGGGTGTCGCGGCAGACTGTAGCCAGCCGCTGAATTTCCAGCACGGTGTCTTCTGTGTCGGCATGGCGATGTGTGATGCGGATGCTGTCGGCAATCACATCGACGATTGCAGAGGATGGGCGCTGGTAAATGCCAATAACGGACGGGGTGCCACCTTCAATGCGGGAAAGCCTGTAATTTCCCTCGTGGCTGTCAATCATGTAGCGACCATCAATAACAATCTTTCCGTCAGCGAGCTGCGGTACAGGCAGGGATTTCAGGTACATGTCATAACGATCACGCACGCGAGCGGCAAGATCACGCTCTGTGTTGAGCAGGTATTCAAGAAAGTCGTTGGCGAGAATCATTGCGGCAATCCTCTTGTTACAGATGTGCGAAGGCCTCCCGCCGCAAGGTGCAGGAAAGGCCCGGAACAGGAATTAATGGAGTTTGTTTTGCTGCTGGATGAGCTGCTGAAGCTCGCGCAGATCATCCGCCAGATAACTGAAAACAGCGGATGAGTAGAGGTTTGAAAGTTCGCAGCTACGCTCATGCAGCATATTGATGTGCATGATTTTAGCGACGCGGAATGCGCGGGAAAGTCTGCGGTTGATTTCAGTCTGGATGTGACGACGCTCCGCGATAGCGCGGTGCTGTTTGCGGTTTGCCATGGTGTGGCCTCTTTGGTTGTAAGTTTTGAAAACTCACCATCCAGAGCTGCGAAACTGTGGGTGGCGAGACGTACGGGGTTCGCAGTACCGGCAACCAAAGAACCCGGCCCGACCGAAGTCGGCCCCGTACGCCCCGCCATAATTCGTGTGCGAAAAAGACGTGGCAATACAGTACGCACAAAAAAACCGCTGGCGCGGTTGTGCGCTTTGGTTGTCAGCAGGCTGCGAAACCCGGCACCCGTTTTATGAGGTGCAGCGGAAATGTAACCTGACTGATTGCGGCATGGCAAGCGGTTTTTTTGTGAGAACGGCATACTAAAAAAAATCCTGATACTGCTCCGGCCAGCGATTTTCACTGGCCGGGTTTAATTACTTCACCGGAACAAACGGAACAGCGGTGTTGCTGGTCATGTATTGCGGCAGCGTGCCGTTCCATTTGTTGATTGCTTCCAGCTCCATAACGCCGGGATTCTGGCGCAGAGCTTCACCGCGTAAACGAATGGCGTCGGCTTCAGCCTGGGCTTTTGTGCGAATGGCATCAGCCTGTCCGGCAGCTTCTGCGCGCAACATGTTGGCTTCTGCTTCGCGTTGCTTGACTTCCTGTTCGCGTTGCAGGGTTTTCTGGTTTGCCGTGACTTTGGCGTTAATGCTGTCGATAACGGTTGGCGGATATTCCGGTTTACCGACATAAGAGAGGCTCATGACCTGAATGCCGATAGGTGTCATTTCTGACTGAATGTCTTTAAGTGCTGAATCCAGCAGTTCAGACTTGCCACCGTCGATAAACTTATCGGTGGTCATTTTGCTGGCCAGTCGGTTGAGTGCATCGGCGATCTTCTGGCGCAGGTCAGTGTCGGTAATGTCATCCACGCCTTTGCGGTAGGTCTGAAACACAGTGGTAACTTTGGATGGATCAACTTTGTAGGCCACGCCGATGTGATAGCCGATGGTTGTGCCGTCACTCATCTGGAAGTTGAACGGCTCATCGTAAGTCTTCATTTGTTTGAAAGTCGGGAAGATGTAAACCTCTGTATTCCAGCCTGTCCAGTAGCGGCCAACGCCAACTACTTCACCGACGCCTTTATCGTCGCCCAGTTTGTTGACTTTGATGCCTACATTGCCCGGCTCCACGCGGTCACAGCCAACCAGAAGTGTGGTCATCAGGAGAGGGATGAGTGGTAATAGTTTTTTCATTGTTTGGTTTCCATAATTGCTTTGATGTAGTTACTGAAAAAGCGAACAACGCCCGCCGGGTACAGCAAGGCGACAAAAATGCCCAGCAATACCAGGAAGGAGCTGTCTGATGAAATCATTCTGGGAAGTAGCCCCACATACAGAATGAGAGAAACGAGGACGCATACCAGCGCCCACATGTATGCGCGAAACCAGGTCTTTTTGTTCATATCGCGGTCCTTCACTGGTTAAGGAAAAAATCAAAAACCTTGTCGATGCGTTGCAGTAGCTCTCGTTGCATTGTTTCCGGCGTTTCTGGTTCACCAGGCGAACCCAGTGGTGCGCAGAAATCAGCGATTTCATGATGGAGCGTCAGGCGAATGGCTGGAGACATGGTTCTGGCGTGCTCCAGCTCATCCAGCAGTGCCAGCACAGCAGACGGCGAGAGCATTGCGCGAAATGCCAGTAATTTTTGAGGTGTTGCCATTCGTTGCAGGGCAAATGCCAGTTCGCGTAGCTTCTGGTGGTTGATGGTGCTCATGTTCTGGCTTCCTTCAGTAGCTGGTTAAACATGTGAGTAAGTGGATTGCTACACCCGAACGGCATCGGGTTTACGTGGTAAGAAGCCTGGCCTCCAGTTTTGCGAGCGCGACCACCTGTGCTGCGGTTTGTTCTGATGACTAAGCCGCCGCGCCAAAGTTGGCGTAACTCAGCATTAATGGCTGTGGTTGGAGTATTCAGTGCTGCGGCGATCTCTCCGCCGCTACACCCCGGATGAGTAGCGATGTAGTCCAGAATGGTCATCTGCGTGGCTCCTGTACCTGTCGGATAAGGTTTACCCGCGCCACATTAGTGGCGCAGAAGTAAGTGCCGTCAGTGAGGTAGATGTGGTGTGCATCCTTTTCCGAACGATGTTTGTCGATAGTGGTAATCAGGCGTTCGTCGACCTCGTATTCGCGCCCTCTGGAGGTAAAGCGAACGACGGGAAAATGCTTAATTGCCATTGCGCCCCCTTTGTCCAGTAACTCTATGCGTTAAATACGGTGCACTGTGCGTCATCAATGAATGCGACTTGAGAGCGCTCTATCAGGCGGAGATTTGTCAGAATTTCTGATTCCCTTATGGGGTGAGGAGTGATCAGGTATTTATCCTGTAACCCGGCGATAATGGTGTATCGCTGTAGCTCCGAGCCAATTGTGTAAATAAGGCGTCCGGTGTTAGACAAATCCAGTCCGGTGACTGGTTGTGTTCTGAGAACCGCCAGTTCAGCATCCTGTTTTGCGATAATTTCGGCTGCTTCTGCCGTGACTCTTGCGACTATCAGTGTGTGGGTTGCGACGTCCATATGATTATTTGCTATGGCTTTTTTCGCTACTTCGTTTTCTGTCTTTGAAATTTCTTTCAGTGCTCTGATGATACCTTCTTCTTTTGCGTGCATTTTTGTATCTCCGTTATTTGCGTATGCGAATACCTCCGTTAATACGGATGGTTTTCACGTTTTCTTATTTAATTTGATGTTTTATTTGTATCGTTATTCACCAGTGAAAAAACGTTCAATCTTTTTTACTGAATGAATAATTCGCATAATTCCAATGGCGCAGGCCACCGAAATAATCAGAACAAGCCATGAGATAAATATACTCATGCGATATTCCCCAGCTTATACGGTTCAATATGTTCCCCGCATTCTGCGGCACAGATCAGCTCGGAAAGTTCGTTAAGTGCATCCAGATCATCAGCGTAAAAAGCGACGTCATACAAACTCCGGATTGCCCTGGTCAATGAGTCACGGGCTGCACGTTCAGCATGAGCGCCTGATGCACTTAAGCGAAAATAAAAACGCTCAAGTGCTTTGTTAATGAGAGTTTTATATTCTTTGCCCATCACAACGCCCTTTAATCTGCTTTCTGTATTTCAGCTTCTGAATCCATACAAATAATTTCGATATAGGGTTCATCGCCATTAACTTGGCGTGCCTTTTCAGCTTCGCTAATGATTTCTCGTACGGTCTGGTACGGAAGTTCCACAAGCAGTCGCGTGCCGTTCAGATAAACGTAAGTGGCTTCGTCGGCTCCGTTTTTACCCGCCGGAGTCACTCCGTCAATAGCGGATGCACGTAATAACAGTTCACCGCGAAAATCAATAAAGCGGATAAATACACCTTGTGCATGGTCTTTGGTCATAAAGCACCCGTTATAAATCAGCCTGTTTAATAAAACTTTGCCCGCGAAGCAGACGATCAACCGTGCGAAGTGCTTCGTATAATGTGAAATCCTGCCCAAACTGATTGTCGCCACAGCTCAATGCAAAAATGCGGTTTCCGGTAAACGGATTGCGTGGGCATTTGTGGATCACGATTCCAGCTTTCTCAATCAGCCAAGCGTGCTCGCCGATTTGTTTTACTGGGTAGCCATCCGGCGTTGCGTGTGTATCACTCAGGCTGTAGCGGATGTTGCTGCGTGATGCACTGGTAGCGAAACGGTTAGCGTGGCGTTCAGCACCATTACGAAAGCGTGAATTACGTTGCTGTTTCATATCAAAACTCCCTGCATCTCATGCAGCAAAATTAAGAAAGCCTAATCCCAAATCTTCCGCCAGCTTCTTGGCTTTCTTAAGCCAGTGATTGCGCCAATCTTTACGCTCAGGAGGAAGCTGTTTCGTTGCGTCATAGACCATTTCGAGCCACTCATTCCAAAGGATGAGAAGACGGCGCGAACTCCCTTCCTCGCCTAAAACCTCGCGCTCAGTAGTTAGAGGGATGAGTCGACGCTCTACCAACTTTCTTACGGCTGATTCGGTCTTACCTGTACGGCGGGAAAACTCATCGACGGTGATGGGGTCTGGGATCTTAAACAATGCCCTCAATAGTTCTTCATTCATGTGATAATCTCCCTGTTTGGGGTATTTCTTGCGACGGATGCCCCAAATCAAACTCATTTGTATAAACATTAATACAGACGTTGGAGAATTGCAACATGCGTATGACTATTGGAGAGCGCATAAAAATCATGCGTGAAAGCGAGAGACTTACTAGCCTCCCGGATACAGCAAAAATGCTTGGTTTAAACCGTGATGCTCTGTGGAGATATGAAAGCGGTAAAACTATCCCTAATGCTGAAGTAATTGAGCAAATACTAAACAACCCCAGATTTGAGAAATATGCGTTGTGGTTTATGACTGGGAAAATTGCGCCTGAATCCGGGCAGATAGCTCCGGCTCTCGCACACTATGGGCAAGAGCCAACGGACTTACCCCCATCCGAAAGGAAAATTGGCTAACCCTTTATTATTCTTACGTTTTACAAACTGGAAATGTCTTTCCTCGTTTCACCGGAGGGCTTGCCAATGGCAATTAAAGCGCTCGATGGTGGACGGTATAAAGTGGATGTTAGACCGCGTGGCCGAAGTGGACGTCGGATTCAGCGGATTTTTAAGAAAAAGGCAGATGCAGTGGCCTTTGAGCGTTATGTTCTCAGCCACATGCACGATAAGGAATGGCTTGAAAAGCCAACAGAGCAACGTCATCTCTCAGATCTGCTTCCGTTATGGTGGGAATTGGGTGGACGCAATAAGCCATATGCTAACGGCGTTCTAACCAGGTTGAAAAAAATCATCAAAGAAATGAATGATCCAAGGGTTAGCCAGATTAATGCTCGTTTCATGGCCGCTTATCGAAGCTCCCGTTTATCCTTGGGAGTAAAAGAGTCTACTGTTCGGCGTGATGAGTCGGATCTCGGAGGAATGTTTACACTCCTGGCAAATGCCGGGGAATTTCACGGAGAAAATCCGCTCCGCGCCCTCCCCTCTTTGAAACGAAAATCACCCGAAATGACGTATCTCACCATGGAAGAAATCGCCAAATTACTGGATGCAGTAAGCGGTGATGCCCGGCGGATTACGCTACTTTGTCTCAGTACTGGGGCGAGATGGGGAGAAGCGAAAAATCTGCGCGCGGAACACATCATCAATAATCGCGTGACGTTTAACAAAACTAAAAACGGAAAAGTTCGAATTATTCCTGTCTCTGATGAAGTTGTTAGTGAGATCAAAACAAAGAAATCCGGCCTTTTGTTTGACGTCAATTATGAGGAATATCGCAAGGTGCTTCGCAGTGTTAAGCCAGACCTACCAAAAGGACAGGCTGTACATGTTCTACGCCATACCTTTGCTGCTCACTTTATGATTAATGGAGGAAATATACTTACGCTCCAGCGAATTATGGGGCACGCCACGATCCAGCAAACTATGACCTATGCGCACCTCGCTCCTGATTTCCTCCAGGATGCAATTTCACTTAATCCGTTAAAAGGAGGCATCCACATTTCATCCACATAA